GTCTATACCTACACTTGATGCGATTCCTGGTAGGGCTGCTTTTTGATGTTGAGCAGCCACGAAAGCACCAAAATATTTTCTTGTCAATAAGTTGTAATCCATGGGCAAGCATATAAATACTCGCGTCTTTCCTTGTCTGATCTTCTCCAACTTTCGCTTTTCATCCTTCAAGCACATATAGCCGAAGCTATCGTGCAAACGTTCTCCCTTTCGGGCCGCTTCTTCACGAAGTTCAAATCGAGAGCGAATCTCAGTTTTCATGGTATACAACTTCCGTCCTGTTCCTAACTCTTCATGTTCTTCGAACCATTCAAACTTTCCTTGTAGATGTGGCAGCTTACGCTGTTTAACGAAGGGGTATCCGGGTGAAGTATGCATATCAACTTCCTTCAAAACACCTGGTATTCCATTAACTGTTTCCATTTCTGTTAACAATCGTGGTGCTATGTTGGGAGCTGAATATGCTGAAGCTAAGTAAACGGACAGCTCACTAGTTGCTTCTGACAGTATAGCCGTATCTATCGCCCCGTAGTGGTGATCAAATCCTTGCACATTATGTGCTAGCAAATTCTCAACGGGGACTTCAAGTCGCTTATCTGTCTTCCGCAACACAGCAGGCTGCATTTTAGAAGTTTCTGGGTTGTAAATTAAAGAGGGTTCTAGTTTAGTTTTTCCGGGGGGAGCCATCGCTTTAGTTTTGGGAACTGTTCCAATATAGATCAAAGATTCATTACCAATGCCTTCAGGTATTCGATCATCACAATCAACGCCTAATGACGCAATTACGTCATCAACGTTGGGTGTAGTGGTCGTCTCAATCACCTGAAGTCTTTCACAAGCAATCCTCAAATCATCTCGGCAAACTGGTTCAAACCAGGTTTCATTACCATTCCTGCTAATCGCACATTGCAAACCAACTATTTTGGTTGGCATTGAACGACTCTCAGCAATCATAAGGGAACCTGAATCACCAAGTTGTCCTCGAAGATGAGAATGCCATGCTAATCCCATGGTAAAAGTCTTCTCCTTAGTACTGTAAATAGCTCCTTCTTCATAAAGTGTAGCTATCATTCCTGTAGGGCTTTCGACAACAACGTAATTTGGCGTCTCTCGCGGTGGGGCTTTCAGTAATCGGTATCTTATTGA